TTTTGAATCGTCTCTGCGAGGTACTCGTTCGTGGTGTGAATCTCGTCCGCTATTTTAAGCGAGTTGAGAATCTGCGTTCCCTTTGCAAGTGACTTGTTGACGTGGTCGGTTGGTAGGTTCCACCAATCGTCCAAGTCCACAATGAACTTGATGTCGTACTTCCGCAGCAGGGCTTTGAACTTGTTGTGGTCTTTTGTTGCCAGACCCCTGTTGACCACGAGGTGCGTGATATGCCCCTTCAGTTGGTCGAGGTCGGCTATCGTGCCGAACTTCACCGCAAAGCCACGCATCAGTAAGTCCTCGTAAGGAACTTGGAGTCGGTGGTAGTAAACTCCGTTTGGTTGACCTACAACTAATATCATCGTAAAGAATATCTGCCAAAGTTAGGGTTTGCCTTCTTGTTAAATACCGCATATCTCGCAGCATCACAGGCGTGGTTGAAAGCGTCCATCGGTTTATTGAGCAGGTTCCCGTTCTTGTCCTCTGCCCATTTGTAGTTCTGGAGTTCCTTGATTAGGTTCGTGCTTCGTGGTGTGGCCAGTAGGCGAAAGCGTTTCATCATATCGATGCCCGCCATTACGGAATCTGGGCCTTTGGCGGTGGGCTTCACGTTCCACCCAAAGCGATGCAGCTCGTCAATAGATTTGGGTTCGGCACTATCGGCAAAGATTTCCGCATACCTGCTGATGCCGAGGTCGGTCAGTACGTTGTGGATGTCTCGGTTCGTCATCCCTGTGCGGTAGATGAGTTCGTCCATATATAGAGCATCCCCGTACTCGTAGACACCCACGAGGGAGGTCGGGTCGTTTGTGTAACCGAAGTCCATTCCATATGCCAGTAGTTTTGCCCCTTGCGGGAGGTCGCTTGTTGAGTAGGTGAATACTGCTGCTCGGTTGCTGCCCCGTTCGCCCAGACCATACACCCTCCAGTAGTCATCGTCCGTAAACTGGAGGCGTTCGATTTCGTCAATAATAACGGCATCCAGAAAGGGGTTGTCCTTATAGGTGGTCTGGTAGAAGTCGCAATCATCACGGGTCAGTACCTTGTCGTAAATCCAATGAAAGGAATCGGATGGGTTGTAGTCGAGGATTATTTTGCCGTCCGTTCGGAATACGAGCTGCTGCCAGTCCTCAAAAAAAAGTTGATTCGCCTCGTTGATGTACAGAAGGTTGCGCTTGCGCCCCCGTATCTTTTGCGGTTCATCAAGGGAAATGAACTCAATTAGATTCCCGTTCAACCTGTATTCGTGGCTGGACATATTGTGGTTCTCCTCTCGGTAGAGATGGTGCTTGCGTAGTATGTCAAGGAAGTCCCGCATCACGGAAGCCCGCAAGGACGGGAATGTCTTACGGCAAATAGTGATGACCTTGCCTTCGTTCTGGGAGCAGTAATAGAAAATCACCCAAAGCAGGATGTTGTATGTCTTCCCGCTCCGAGTTCCACCCTGCTCTACTGTTATGCGCTTGTCGCTCCGCAGTAGGTGGTTAAATACCTTATTCGTTTGGATCGTCCCCAAGAACCTGTATTTGGAACATCTTTCCGTTTACGGCTTCTACCTCTTGGCGTTCAACGTAGCCCCGTTTCTTCCCTTTTGTTTTGAGAAAGAATATGGTGGCAGGTGCGCTTCCTTCTGAAATTTGTTTGTGTAGTTGGCTCTCCGCAAAATCAAGTGCCACATTTTGAAGGTCATCCACTGCTGCTTTGAATTCATCATCCTCATTGTAGTACAGATAGTAGGTGCCACGAGAGACACCCACTTTCTTACAGGCCGTAGTGACTACCCCAAGCGATGCTTCCAACGCTTCAAGTAGTGCCTTTTTGTTGTGTTCAACTTTGTTCATTTGATCATACTCATAAACTCGTGCCGAGGCATATCGTGTTCCTTGAAAATTCCTACCATCTTTGAGGTGGTGGTATACACATCGTGCTTCTTAACACCACGCATAGCCATACAAAGGTGCTGCGCTTTTAATACCACCGCAACTCCCTTTGGATTAAGTTCGTTCATTAGACGGTCTGCAACCTGTTGAGTGATGCGTTCTTGGTTTTGAAGTCTGCGACTGTATGTTTCAAGCGTCCGAGCCAGTTTACTCAGCCCTACAATTTTTCCATTTGGAATGTAGGCGATATGACCAACACCAAAGAATGGTGCGAGGTGGTGTTCGCATAGTGAATAGAACGGGATATTGGTTTGGATAATCATTTCATCCATCCCTTCAGAATCAAACGCAGTAAAGTTGAATGCGGGAGGGTTTAAGAACTCCTCCATAAACTTGAGGTATCGTTTGGGGGTTTCCTTTAATCCTTCACGAGTGGGGTCTTCCCCAAGGTACTGAAACACTCTTACAAGGTTATCCTGTACCTCACCATCTTCTTCCTTTTCAAAGGGGAATACCAGCCATTGGTTCTGTAATTCAATACGCTTATCAAACAGTCCGATGAATGGCTTTTCGGGGTATAATTTTTTATACTTCTCGGCTGTTGCGCCGCTATCAATTAGGTCATCAATAATAACGTCTGCCTCCTCTGGGGTCATTACTGCCCTTCCAGTCATAGCAGCAATCACAGAGCCGCCTCGTGGGACTCCGTAGTAGGTTAAACTCTTATCCAGTTTTTCAATGCGAGCGTACAGCTCCTGCCAAGTGATTACATATTTCATACTCCTGTCTTTTGATTCCAAATTTCAATGTGTAAGCGAGTGGTGAAATTTAAGTAGTTGTCTCTCGCTAATTCGGCAACGTACTGTTTTGTTTGTGAGATGAGTTCTTGGTTCTCCCCTGCTGGCATAAGCCAAATCTTGTTTCTATCCACGATCGGGAAATACAATTCACACACCTCTTTCCAATCTTCTTCATTTGAAATCACGAACTTGAAGATGGTGTTTGTATTATTGAGCATTGAGATCACATCTGGCTTGAATGTCTGCTCTACATCATTCCCGCTATTTGAAAGTTTAGGAGAGCAGTTAAACAAGTTGATTTGATTCAGTAGCTCTGCTGATGCTTGGATAGTGCCGTTTGTTTCCATCTCAACAAAAACATTCTCGTTGATGTTGGCTCGAACATAGCGTAGGAACTCCACAACTGCCTTCTGCTGCATTGTAGGTTCCCCTCCTGTAATGATTAAGTGTGCGTTGTTTTTAATTGCTTCAACGCAATCTTCTGGAAGCACTTGATCAAATTCCTTGCTCTGTGCCTTCATCCACACCTCAATGGTATCACACCTCCACTTTGCGTTGTTATGGAGTTCGCCATCAAATTGCGTCCCCATTCCCCCACACATTAAATTACATCCACCCAGCCGCACGAATACGCTTGGGATTCCCATTGTCTTCCCCTCGCCTTGAATGGAGTAGAATACCTCACTTACTGCAAGTTTATTGCTCATAGATTACGTTTGATGATTTTGTTTCTGCTAATTCAATACGAACGATATTTAACCCCGTCTCTCGCTTGATGCGATTGAATAACCAAATGCACATATTCTCCGCAGACGTTTGAAAGGGAAGTGATTTGTATTCCTCGTTAGCCAAGTCAAGCACGGCACACAAAGTATCCTGCTCGTGCAGGATTAAGTAGTGGTCATACTCTTTAATGATTGGCTCTACTTTGGCATCTATATCTGAAAACAATACCGTGAGTCCTCCATTCATTTCAAGGTCAAAGATGCACACCACATCGTAGGTGTGTCCGTGGATGCGTCCGCATTTCTCACCTGCCTCTTTATTTCGGTGGGCTGCGTAAAAGTGATACTTCTTTTGAATTTTCATATTAATCTTGATTGCCTGCGTACTTATTGTATATCTTCAAACTTTCTTCAGCAGCAAAAGTTAAAATACCATTGCGTTCTTTATTTTTTGGCATTGGAAAATCAAGGAATTTTTCCTCCCTAATTTCTAACCACTTATTTGTTCTGCTTATTAAGATTTCCTCTTTTATGTTATTGATATGATTCTTACCAACTATTGTCTCCATCTGGCCATATCGAATACCACTAATCCAAGAACTGCTATCTGAACTTGAACAAAATGATAACTCTTTTAATTTTTGTCTCTCTGTACAACCAAGCAAATGAATATCAATGCTTGGCTTTTTTGATTTAATAAAATTTGCCACTTGATTCAAGTGATTCTTCTTACCGCAAAATCTTAATTCTGGAACTGATATTGCAATGTAATCTGAAAATTCAATTAATCGCTCCAATCCTTTTTGCCCATCTTCAATGTGGAATACATTAATTATTCTATTGGGAACTTTTTCACGCATCTTCATTCTATACTCCCACGCTTTTTCTACACCCAACACTTTCTGACAATCAACTTCCACCATTGTACCTGTGTAATCTTCCCACAATACAAAATCAGTTAGGCACTCATACCACTTATCTAAATACGCTTCATCTTTTTTTCCTTTTAATGCACCAAACATCAGAGTGAATAATCCACTATCTAATATGTAGTGCTTAAAATTCTTGGACATTCTTAATATGGTCTTCTTGTCATTTACCTTTCCTCTGTTAAACAATTCGTAAACAAATGGAAATGCCGTTCCAAGGCCATAGTTAGATTCACCAGCGATTGCGGCAATTCCTTGAGATATGATTTCAGTGGTTGCTAAATGAACTTTGATGTTAGATTGATTTGGAACTATCATAGCTCTACCCTTGCACCACCACGGCCGTCCTCAAATACTTCCACCCATACCACTCCATCCTCTTGACCGAATAGCAACAAGTCCTCCGCAATCATCTCGCAGCTCATAGAACCAAAGATGCAAGGGTACCCGTATGATTCGTGCAGGTATTCGGTCAGCAAATCTTGCTGGATGAAAATCTCTTTCTCACGATTAGAATCTTCAACACTATAACCAGCACGAATACGAAATGTGTGGCGGTGGTTATTTTTAAGGAACTCCACCTTGTCTGGTGCTTCTGGATAGTGGTGAAATCCAACCACATCAAAATCTAAAATAACTGTTTTCATAAATTCAAAAGTTTCCATACTGCTTGCTCTGGGCTTGATGCTATGTGTAATAGTTTTTCTTTGACTAAAGATCCATCTTCTTCTGTAAACTGCAACACGATTGTATATTTATTTTCATCCTTTTCTTCTTCTTGTTTTGAATCTTCATTAAAGAAGTCATCCAGACTGACATCTGACTGTGGAGTCCATACATCTAAACCCCATTCAACAAGCGATTCCGCATCCCATTGATTAGCAAGAATATCCCAGTCCCATTCACCGAAGCCCACGTTGTCTTTGATTATGAACTCCGCCTGTTGCTCCTGCGTTAGTTTATCGGCCACAACAATCGGTACCTCTTTAAGTCCTGCGGCAGCGCACGCCTTTAAGCGCATATTACCACCCAACACTACCATATTTGCGTCTACAACAATAGGACGCAGTTCAAGCATCTGTGGGAACTCTTGGATTGATTTTACGAGCTTCTTAAACTTATCATCCTTGATGATGCGTGGGTTGCTCGGATTCTGGAGTACCTTCTCGATTGGTATGATTTCAGTATTCATTTTCAAGGGAGATTGAGTTAGTTTGTAGGATGTTGCGGAATACGGACTGCGCTTGCTTCCAAAGAATCAGCTCGTATTCGTGCTTGGATTCCTGTACCATTGTATGAAGGAACATTTCGGTCTCCCAAAGTGAGTTCCAAGCGTCCTCCGATCGTACCGCTCTCTTGAAGACGGTCTCTTGCTCTGGTGTCTCCACCTTGTAGGTTAGTGTTGCCTTCATTGTATGCAAATATATGAATTTCAATACGTTATTTCAGTCGGATAAAATTAACGCACTCGTTGAAGGCGTCATCGTTCATCTCCTCGCTCTGGTATTCCAAAAAGAAGTCCTTTCCCTTTCGTCTGTACACCTCGTAATGGTGAAGCATAATGCCCGCCATTGATACATTGATACGCATAATGTAGTAAGACCCGATGACGGTGTCAAGGGAGAATCCGTGATAGGTACTGTAGGTGGATTTCATATAGGTACTCTTTTGAAAGTTTAGTGCCAAAGTCGGCTTCGTGGTGGCAAGGTCGGCATATAGCCATAAGGTTTTCTATTGTGTCTCGGCTCTTGCTACCCCCCATTCCTCTCGGTTGGATGTGATGGATGTCAACCGCACGGCCTCCACACACCTCGCAAGGCACGAACTCCACGGGCGAAAGCCCTGTGGCATCAAAGTAGACCTTCTTGTGTTTGACCATAACGCTCACCTAAATAAACCGCTGCGAGGACTTTTGTGATGCGGAAGTCAGTTGCCGCCTGTAAGTCGTAGCGGGATTTTATTTGCTCGATGCACTCCTCGTCTGTAACTACCGAGCGGTACTGCTCCCATCGGGAGGAAGCCCAAACCTTTTTTGTGTGCTTCTTTTTGCTCTTGGTGTAACTCACCTCCAAGTCCAGCATCCAAATTGCATTACTCATTTTCGCCTCTTGCTATTTCGCTGGCCTTACTCTCGTACCATTGCGCCTTGTGGATGTCCTGCTCGATGGGATTGTTGGGTTTGCGTCCTGCTCGCATTCGGTACTTAAAGGCGTTGATTTCACAATAGGCGATGAAGGCCGCTGGCCCCCAGATGTCCAGCATCATTTTCCACACTTCCTTGTTGTTCTGCTTGTAGTGATCGGGTCGTACCTCGCTCATTTTACTTTTTGGAATTAATTAACGGGGCTTTTTTGGAAACCTTCATATTGTCAAGCAATGCAAAAGATACATTCGGAGTTCTTGCCCAGTCATCGTTATTGTCAATTGGCCTATCGGCTGGTACCAAATCCTGCGATGCGTAAACCATTACATTTTTTAGACCGTGCTTTTCAATTAACTCATCCTGCCTACCGCCATAACTTGCCGTTAGTGTTAGATTTTTAGGGATGTCATTAATTCTGTTCACCCAGTATTGCAATGATTTGGTGTACGCCCAAAACTCAATATCTGGATTTGCATTTGCGAGGTCAACCCACATATCAAAGTATGCTTGATTAAAGAAGTCACCAGCTGCGTGGATGCGAATTGCTTTACAATCCTTTGGTATTTTCGGTATTCCTCCATTTTTTACAAGCTCAAAGTTTCTCCAACGATGCTCACGCACGGCGGGGAATCTTTCTGGAGAGGCAGCATAGCACCTATATTGCCCTTTTTTTACATCGAATTTACCCGTGGTTCGGTCAACCGTGACCTTGCACTCTAACGCAAACGGGCAAGTTGAACCAGTCGGAAGGTTCCATTCATATACTACATCAGAGTAGTACTTTTTATTCTTTACAAATTTGCCTTCGCTCATTTCTCTTTGGTGTTTGTAAAATAGTTTTTAATCGTTGTTTCAATCTCGCTCAATCGCTGCTCCGCTGATAGGCCGCTATTCTCGGACTCAATTATTTGAGTGATTTCGTCAAGCATTCTATATAGGGCAATCAGCTCTTGGATGTGTGTCTTCATTCTATATTCAAATTGTGAACCTGCAACAGGTTACGGATGTCCTCACGAACTTGATCGTAGCAGCTGTACTCGCACTCGTTCAGCATCCCGTGCTTCATTTTACCTCGCAGGTCTTGGTCTAACTTCCAGAGGACGTGTTTGTACATCCCTCCGTTGACGGAATCGCTGAAATCTTGCTCGTCATCGGGCAAGTTGAACTCAAGGACGGCTTTCATAAGGCAAACAAGAATTGAGCGGCGATTGCAGCAAGGCCACCAGTCAAAGTGTATACCACGTCCCAAACGCTATCGTTGTAGTCCGTTCGTTTGTCCAGCAGGATTCCTTTTAATTCACGCCCGAATGCTGCTGCGATAAGAATCGGCCAGCTACCCGTAACGGCAAGGATTGCCATCCCAGCCCAGAAGTGTGCGATGTGGTCTATTTTCATTTTGTAAGGATTAAAGTTGACCGATGATAGTGTAACTGTCAAGCTCTGGGTTGTCATTCCCAAGGAAGAACTCTTTGTACAATTCAATCGCCTCGTGCGCCTTGCGCTCACCTTCCGCCACGAACTCTGGGGATACGGTGTAAATCCCAATATCAAGTGATGCTTTGTCGATGGCGATGAAGATGAACTTGTCAATCGGCACCCCAAAGAGTCGGGTGTAGATAAACGCCTGCAAGTCGTACCCGTACTTCTTGGCGGAGTAAGGAAACGCACGCAGGTCTGTTGTGGTCTTGAGGTCAGCTATAAAGCCGCTCGTGTAGATGTCCGCCTTCGCACGGAAGGGCAGCCCCTCAATCATTCCCACTTGGGGAACCTCGTACTCGCAGTCGTTAACGTAGTCCATCACCTGCTCATTGCGGAGTAGTGCGTTGGCGATGCGCTCGGCTTCGCTGAACTCCTTTGCCGTGATTATTTTGGCTCCTGTTTTCTTCGCCTCCTGCCACGTCTTGGTGTTCTTGCTTTGCACGTCAATCACCTCGTATTCCTTCACGAGATCGGGTTGCAGTACCATCAAGTGAACCAGTCGACCAACGGAGAAGGCATCGGAGTCCTCCTGTCCGTACTTGGTGACGTAGTGGTACGTCTTTGGGGATTGAAGCAGGAGCTTTGCTGCGCTGCTTGAGAGAGCCGTGCGGCCGAGGTCTCCGTAGTAGAACGAATCGTCCAGCATCTTCTCTTTGAGGGTGACGGTGTCCCAAATGGAGCCGTCAAGTAGTTTGATTGTTTTCATCGCATTATTGCCTTATACATCTCGTTCACATCGAACGGGAGGTTTGGTTCGTAGGGGTAGTGAACGAAGTCCACATCGTGGAACTTGCCGTCTGGAGCATCGCAGGTATCGATATCAACGTGCAGCTCATATCGTATCATATCGTCTACAGATTTGAATCCTGCCCAGTCGGCGAAGATTTCATTCCAAGTGCGAGGGCATGCGTCCTCTGGGGCGATACCGATTCTATCGGCATAGTCCATTAGAAAGTCACTTGACAGTCGCATAGCTGAACGTAGATGATTTGTGGAAGGAGTACAACTGCAAAGAAGGCAGCCGATAGGATGAGCATCCACGCCAAAGGGACGGTGATGTCGATGATTAAGTTCTGGAGCTTATTCATTTCCTGCTTCTTCAAGGATTGCATCAATGTCAATTTCCTTGCAAGCCAGCTCGTAGAGAGCGCAGTATGCTGCTTGGGTTACATTCTTGACCTCGAACTCTGCCTCTGACCAGTCAGTGAATCCCAACGCCTTGATGATATCAAAGCAGTCTGTGTAGTAGATGCAGTCCGTATCAATGTCGGACATTAGCTGATCGTGCAACTCATCGTAGGTTGCTCCGTTTTGTGCGGATTCGAGCAACAATTCACGTTGCTCTTTAATCCAAGTGTACTTGTTAAACATTTGTGATTGGTTTTAAGCGTTGAAAAAAGAGATGTAAACTACACGGAACTTGCCTTTGTTTTGCTCTGTAGCATATTGATGCGCTTTGACAAGAGCTGTAGCGTGAAGATTAGCTTGTACTGAAATTTCAGTATTTGCATCAGCATTATTTTCGAAGGTGACGGAAAAAATGTAGGAAGTCATTTTGATTGGTTTTTGTTATTTGTTCTTATTTGATATGCCAAAGTAACAACTAAAAAACCAGACCACCAATTTTATTTACATTTTTTTTCGCCATTGGGCGTAACAAACTGAAATTCTTTGCTTTTCATCGGGGAACTCAGTGTTCATTACGTCATTTGAGACGCACCTTTGAATGAATTTTTCCTGCGTTTCAGCGGGCTTTGGTACGGGAAGGGGCATAGTTTATTATTTTGAAGGTTGGTAAAAGTTCAAGGTCACTTAATTCAATGCGTGTAATTACATCAAGGCGGTCATCTCGTTGGTACAATTTGAGGTAGGCATCATCCCTGCGGACGAACACTTCCTCCACGGTCATCTCAATCAGCTCTGCCAACTGCGATCGGGATACCACCACGAACCCACCAAGCGAAGCCATCTCAAAGGCAATGTACCCTGCGTGGCCGTAGAGCCATCCTGCGTGGCCTCTGACGTTCTTTAACTCCACCCATACCTCCTCGTTCTTCTTCTGCCCTTTAACGTCAACAGAGGTCTCCCCTTGCGGTCGGCTGACCCAGTAATCAATATGCAACTCGATGTCTTCTTGCCTGCTGCTCTTTCGGCAGCGGTACCCAAGTGCCTCACAAGCCAGAACGAAACTCTCCTCACCTTGCTTTCCTACCTCTCTGGACTGCGCCCAGCGAGCGTCACTCACCATAGGTATCGTACAAATTCTGCAAGTCCCGAATCCACCCCGCCCACAATTTAGGGGAGCAGGTGCAAGGCACAACCATCTTGTGCTGGAAAGTCCGTGCGTGGATGCGGGCAATCTCCTCCCGCTCCATAGCGGTCAGCTTGTGCTTACCCAAGACGGTTCCCAAGAACGTGTACTCCGACTGCTCCAAGCAATGCGGCTGCTTGATGGGGAACAACTTGTTCAACTTCTCCTTGCGGGCATCGCAACCGCAGTCAACTCCTGTGACCTCGGAGAACCATTCAACGGCTGCTTTGATACCTGTTGCTTCCGTGATGCTTTCAATCACGTCTCCCGCCCCTTTGGGCTTTCTTCCACGCTTCGTAGTCGGCTTGGATGTTTGTTCTGATTTCATTTTTTGCTTGTTTTAGAGTGTTGCGAATTGAGTCACGAGAGATGCCGATGGAGCGGTTCATTTCGCTGATGCTCATCTCTTGATTGATTTCTAAAATCATTCGGTCGTACCATCGGATGACCTCTACTTGATTCTTGACGGAGTTGAGTAGCTGCTCGTAGGCCACGTCCTCCTCGTAGTTGTACTCGTTTTCGGGTTGCCGTAGCCATTCGTCCAGCTCGTACATATCACCAAAGTTCAGCTTGTGCAAATTCTCCTTTTGCTTTTGGAGTTTTATGCAGAGGTTGATGCAGGAACGGTATACAAAAAAAAAGTTCACCTCTCCGTTCTGGATGAAGTGAACTCTCCCTTCCTCGGCAAGTTGCAAAAGGCGAATAAACACCTCCTGCACCACGTCCTCGGCTACTTCGACGCCAACGTAACCCTTCGTGAAATTCACCAAGACCTTACGCTTCTTTGCGTAAAACTGCGATATTAAATCATTTGCTTTAATCGCTCTAATTTTAGACGTAAATGTACCACTTCCTCCTGTAACATAGCGACTTCCGTAGTTTTCATCGCAAGACGCTGCTGCATCTGGGTGCGTTCCTTGACCAAAGTATCAATGTCAAGGGTGTCTACTTCCTGCTCTGAATTGATTATTGACTGCGCTATCTGGTAGCATCTCCAGTATTCGGCATCCTTGCGGAACTCCAAGCTCATATAGTGAATGATTGTAGCGTGGGTCTTGCCCATTTGCTCTGCAAGCTCTACTAATTTATACCGCTTTCGGAATGAATGTGCGAATGCTGCTCGCACCTTGACATTTGCCAGCGTCCGTCTTCCGTCATCCTTGTGGTCAACGAGTACGCAAAAATCTTTATAGTTCATATTTTTTTTGGAGTTCAAGTTCAAGTTGCAAGACCTTCTGTTCGAGTGCCTGCTTCTCAACTGACATCTGGTAGAATTTCATTGATATTTCGTTGTGAAATTGTCGGTACTGTTCGATGGTTCGGGAGGCGTCAAAGACATTGTTGAAGTGCTTTGCCCCATCGTAGCCGTGCTGCTCCAGAATCCATTGTGCAGTAGTGCCGAGGTCGATGACCTTCTGCTGGAGGAAGAACTCAAACGGCAACACAGTTCAGTAGATTTTGTCCGTCAATAG